TGGGAGTTTCCTTACGGGTTCCCAACGAGTTTAAAACTTTGTCTGCAATTTGGTCTAAAGATACAACAAACTTCAGTATGTCGCAACGTCCTTGACTAAAGCGGTAGTCCTCCGTTATTTCCAACTGGTCCCTCTCCCTCTGGCGAAGGTGTTCCATTTCTTGCATCAGGACCGACCACTCCGTCCCCATTTGGGACTTGATTAATTTGACCGCCTTGCTGCATTCCGGCGATAGCTTGTTGTAGTTGTTGTTGCTCATCCATTAACTCCTTTTCAGATTTAAGTACATCATCCGGATCTATGTCTAATGACTTAGCAACATCCTTAAGAAGTTTATCCCTCTTAATCATTTGCTGATCCTGCGGATTATTAAGTAACGATAAGAACTGTAACAATCTTTGAGACTGAACTTCTTTTTGTACCATCGTTGTTGAACCTCTAGCAATGATTCTCATGTCTGACTTAATATCTGAATTGGGGTTCCAAGTCATGTTCCAGTCATACAAAGATCTTACAAGCGGTTTGGTTAAATAATCATCTATGTTCTTAATAACAGACTTCAAGACAATGTTCGCATTGGACATCAGAATTGAAATACCTGTCGCTGTTCTGTTAAGCGAGCTCTGTGTTTGTCCATGTGTGTAGGACGGAAGAGCCGTGGTTTCATCGGCAAATCTTCTAAACAGCTCAATCACCGAAACAAGGGCGGGTGAGTTAGACTGCGGTTGATAGAACCTAACCATAGGTTGGTTACCATCACCACCCTCTCTCAAAAACACACGCCAAGGATATAGATCTGTTGGGTCCTCACCGGAAGCCATGATGTCGGTGTTAACCTCAACCATAGGTCCTGAAGATAAAGCCACGTTGTCTAAATAAATCCTTGTGGCGGCATTCATGGTTTGTTGTGAATCACGCATCATCTTAGGTACGCCAGTTCCCCAGAACACATGTGGGTTCTTTTCGTACGGGAATATGAAATAAGGAATGATGCCTCCCGGGAGAGGATTCAATTGTGCCTTTATAATTTTGTCATCTACCATCCAGATATTGCACTGGTATTCTTGTGATAGATCGTCTGACTCTGAGAACTCAATGCCGTGTTCTTCTAACTCAAAACCGTTGACGCTGCCCCAGAATTCTAATACCTCGAACTTACCTGAGTCTGTTTCATAGTCATTTAAGTTCGCTATATCTCTGCGGTCTTTCTCGTGCTGCTCTTCGTCGTGGTTCCCATCTGGGTTCATGTGAATGCATTCTTCAATTAGATCGCTGTTAAATCCGGGTGAGTCTTTAAGCTGCTGGAAGTCAACACGTGAGAGTATGTGTCTTCTAAAGATAGACCTCATGTCATCAATGGAGGTTGCGTATGGATCGGGATATAAATCGAAAATAGAAACTGCCTCCATCTCCGGCATAGGTTCTTCTTCGTATATTAAATTAAATCCCTCTTCGGAATTAATCCATTTGTGATTTCTTTCTATTCTCAATGTGCCCGCTTTCATGGCACCTGTTCCGAATATCACTTGTTCCATGATAGCATCTTTCATACTACCTTCAAGGTTACTTTCTAAAGTTTGATCATTAATTACCTCAAGCATCTTTTCAACACGGATCTCTGTTTCCTCGTCGAGCTCCTTAACAAGCTCCTTGTATCTAGCCTGAATTAAATCATCAACCATCATAGGATCGATTACCTGAGCCGCCTCCATGATCTCTAGGGCTGCTCTTTCTGTGAGCTCTCTTTCTACGGTTGGCTGTTTAGTAACGGGGGTAGGTTCGATTGAATAAAATCTTTGACCGGGTTGGAATAATAAATCTGTGATTCTTGAATAAGCAGCTAACACCTTGGTTCGGGTAAGACCCACATAGACCTGTGATCTGTCTCCCTTCTCCCTGATCTTCGCTAGGGTATCATTGTCGTACTGACCCATGAATGCTCTAAGGTCTTCTACCCAGTCATCTTCTATGTCTGACCTTGCATCCCTGAATTCATAGTACTTAGATTTTAACTCTCCCCCAAGGCTTACAATCGGCTCATCCATCTCGAGACTGTCGCCAGCCATTGCTATTCCTTCTGGGGCTACTTCTTTTCTATCTAGTTCACTCATTTAAATAAAATCTCTTTTGTGTCTGTTGGTTATCTGTATTCTTTGTTTCCTTGGCATGGAGTTTAAACCAAACAGTGCTATAGCATATGCCATGATTCTATCATCATAACACCCTTGTTGTGCATTTGTAATACCTCGTGCATCAATTACATACGTACGCATCTCGTCAATCAAATCAACACAGGCTACGCCTGACTCACCCTGACGCAATAAATGTGTGAGGTTATCTATGATCAACGGCTTGGTTTTACTGGTGGTTAAGAAACCCGCTCGCCTTGTTAAACGATCCACGTAGGCATCATCCACCGATTGTTCAACATACTGGTTAGGGTAACCCATGTCCTGTAACTTCCTGATGGTTGTAAGTCCGTGGTTGTTTCTTTCAACCAAGGTCCAAGCTTTATTATAATGGGTCGCCACTGCTGCGATTACCTCGGCGAAGTCAAACGGGTCTATGTGCCCATGCCATGTCGCCACCTGATAACCCATGTGATCCAGAACCTGAATGCAGGAATAGTCGCCGTGCTCCAGCCCCTCGGAAACATCCACCCCAATACAATACCTGTAATCTGCTTTTGGATGCTCGAAAATTTTTAGCGGACCATTGTTACTTTCTATGAACTCATTGCCTCTAACTATGCCCTGCCAAGTCGGGGAATAACACTCGTTGTATGCGGCATCAATCCATTTAGGTTCTACAAAGACACGCCCTGTTGTAAGGAACGCCTCTTGCGGGGTAATGGGATACTCCTGCCTAAATAGATCCTCGCCCCCGAGGTCTTGTATCTTGCCTCGCCTGAAGTTTAATTGCTCGTTGTCTAGGTTATACATATTAGCTAACACCTCCTCCTCGGGTGTACGCTCAAAGTATTCATTAACCTTGCGGCGGTATTCGGGCATCATGCTCCAAGGAATAAAGCATACCTGCCACTCCCCTTCGCCCCTTAGGGCTCTCATGCATGCATCATAGAACCAACCCCCCGCTCCATTGGCGGTAGATTCTAAAAGTATCTCTGAGTTATCCTCAGGCACTGTCTGTAATAACCCCGGGATAATATCCGAGTTTGGATAGAAGGCTACCTCAGATCCGTGTAAATAATTGGTGGTCCAACCACGCCCGACCTCGCTGGTTCTCGCCGTCGCAATACGCCACCTAGATCCATGGGTGAACTGAAGCGAACTGGTGGTGGATTCTTTAAGCTCTGGTTTAACTAACGGATGTGGCAAATTATCATAGAAATATCTAACCATTCCGAAGATAGCTTTGGTGGATTCATTAAGGTGAGATACCACTACGGCGTTCTGATTTTGAGCCGATACTGTCTTCCAAAAACCACGTGCCTGACAGTAGGTCGAAATACCCGTCTGTCTGGACTTTAAGATGAGCATTCTCACCCTGCCATGATGAGCCCATTGCTCGTTAATCATTCTGTCAAGCTCAAGCTGAGCTGGATTAAATTCAAGCGGTATGGACTTACCATTCTTGTCAATAATGTGAAGGCAGTTCTTAGCGTAAATGCTGAGATTCGCTTTGAAGGTTTTTATAATTTTTTGAAATTTATTTTTTTCAATTTCCATATTTTAAGAAACCCCGCCCCCCCTAGGAACTACTCCCCCCCTGAAATATCTATATGGGGGAAAGACAAGGGAGAGGATAGTGTATGTATGTATATGAGGTACCCTGTCCAGCACCCCCGCCCCCTATTGAGTGCGATGTGGCGATAGTGAGCACTTACTTTATTGAGCATTTGACGGAGCATCGCCTAATTAAGGTGATTCTTTTTATCAGAGGAATCAGAGCTGGCAAGGTCTAAATTGTCGAACCAAGAATCTTTCATTGAGAGCTCGACCTTCTGACTGGAATCCAGCATATTAAAGTGCCTCATCAGCAGCTCTAGAGCCTTCACACGTGATCCTGCTGTTGCTCCATGGATATCACCTAGGGCTTCTTCTTTAAGCCTCTCTATGATCTCGTCAGCGTCTGCTAGATTGCGTTCTCTGCTCTTTTCTAGCTCACATGCAAGCATTTTTTGCACATCATCGTCCTTCATCAATCTATAGCCTTGATTGTATGCAGACTTCTCTGAATATCCACATCGCTTTGCGGACTCAGTTGCGTTCTTTGTCACCAAGAAATGCTCAACGAACTCGAGCTTCCTTTGCATTAATTTCTTGTCTTTAATAGTCATAAGTCACCTAGTTATTTATAGCTACAAGTTTACACCATTTTAGGAACTCATTCATGCTATGAGTGTGCTTCATGATGTTCACAGCGAAGCATACAAGCTGGATGTTTTCCGGAGCATAAGGTCCATAGTTGTCTATCCTGTCTATAGAGATGTTAGCCATGGTTTCTTGACGCTTTCCTTTGCCGTCCTTTATGTGGGTCATCTTGACGCCAGTGATAGCACAGAGTCCTTTCTGTTTATCATAGATTCTATAAAGCTGTTCTCTGTCTAGGTTAAAACCATGGGTGTCTTTTCTCTTACTGCATATATGAGAGTAGAGGTGTGCTATATAAGAATATGGAGTGCGGCTGATCTTTTTTCTTTTCCCCGCCGAACGGCACCGTCGACAAATATTAAGTCTATGTCCTTTAGATAATTCAAAGCGTGACTCGTCCTTGGTCTCTTCGCAGCTTACGCAGGTCTTATTAAGACCAGTCGTAAGGAGTGGATTCTCTAACTGTGATTGTGAACTCATCGGTGTCCTTTAGTAGTTCCCTAAATCTATTAACTGCCTTACGTGAATTTGATACTGCAATTGTGTCCCCCATTTTTTCTTCCCCGATTAGCACGCAGCCCTCTGAATCTTTTATTGGATAGTTGCCAGCATGGAAAAGAATATGCGTTCTGTTGGGTACGTCTGTTATCTCAAAGGTCTCACCGAATCTTTTCGATGAGTATCTTTTACATTGATAAGTTCCGGACGGGATACAGCTTATTGATCTTTGGTTGTTCATCCATGGACGCTCGGCTGTCCAAAAGGTCTCTCCCTTTATAGACAAAATTCCCATGGTTCCGCTTGGGTGATATGCAAAGCGATCAAGCGTCGCCTCGACTTTCTTTTTGAAAAAGATAACTAGCCTCCGGTTAAGAGATTGAATCCGCCTGCTAATGCTAGAGTGATGCCTACGATGACAAATCTTTCCATCCAAGAAGAGAACATGTTGTTCTTGCTTTGGTTCTTCTCTAGGTTTCTGAGTCTTACCTCATGATCCTCAAGGTTGGTCTTCTGTGAGATCATTCTTTCCTCGAGCCTTGGTAGGATGGAAACCATCTCAATAATTTCCTTAACCGAGTTCTCTAAGTTAGTCAGTCTCATATCTAGTTGTGTTATCTCCATGATTAGATAAAGGTATTATATAGAGGCTAATGATTCAAGTAGATTGATCGTCTTTTTCTTTTCCCCCGATTACACCCCTCAAAAAATTAATTAAATTATTTTTGCAAAAAGTATTGACAGCTCTATCCATTAGTATAATCTGTATACATATGAGACAACGTAAACACACACAGGGGGGCGGGCACAACACATATATCTAATCTTAAAACCCCATGGGACTGAACCTTGGCAGTCTCTAACTCAAGACAAGGAACTGAACCTTAGCAGGTATTTTGAATTAACTAAGGAAGGGACCTAATGACCTAGTAAACATTCCAAAAGAATCCAAGCTAGCGAGGCGAATCCAAAATCAGAGTGAGAGTAATAATGCGAAAGCATTAAAGCGGAATGTAACTATAAGGGACTGGGTGGTCCCTCTGATGATTCCAAAAGGATGAAATAGTCAATTAATTAAATAGGAGAAAACTTATGTTCGACAAACAATTTATAGAAGATGTATATGAGATAGCTTTCGGCGATGACGCAATCAACAAAGGCTACACTCATGACGATGTTTTAGACAAACTTTTAGAACATTCAAACAATGCACTTAAGTGGGAGGAAGCATGAATTATCCATTAAGCAAAAACAAACTCGGTAATCCTACCGAGTATATCTACAGAGGCGAGAGGGTCCTAGTCACTAGGGCTCATGGTAATGTTGGGCAATGCATAGCATCTACCTACTGGGCACCCGAGAGAAAGGTGGTCGCCTCTTCTGCAAAAAGATTCAAGAAGATGATGGATCGCAGGATCGATAGCACTACTGAAGAGACTTCATGAGTCGAAACTCCCTTCGGGGAGTCTAGTGCGGGGATGGTCCCCAAACATTCATAAACACATAGGAGAAAAATTATGGATAGATTTGTAATATTTAATAAGGCTACTGGCAAGAGATACGGCATGGAGCATGGCAGTTACAAAGAATGGAAAACTGAATCGGCTGCTAAGGCTGCCTTGACAAGACTTCAGAAAAAACATCTTAAAAATTTTCTTGATAGATGTCATGACTTCATGGATAGGCACGATGAAATTTGTGACGAAGCAAAATATTCAACAGAGGAGCAAAGACGAACATATATCTCAAGAGAGATGAATCACAGCTCAGATTGGGAATTGTTTGAAGGCTTATGCGACTCTGTGATCGTAACCTACGATTACTTCTACGAGAACGAGCCAATGGTTGAGCGTACTAACTTGATGGGCGGTAACAAATACATGGAGCGTCTTAACACACCAAGCTTCTTGTCACCGGCTTCTGATAGCTACTACAGGTAAGGCTAACTGATGAGCTCTGATTGAGCGAAACCTTCTTTCTTCCCCCGAGAAAGGAGGTCTTAGTCAAATTCAATATAGGAGAAAATTATGAATATTGCACAAAAAACCAAAGGAATTGTTTTTAAAAATTATTCTTTTGACGAGGGGTACATTGTTAATGAGCTGAAAAAGCTTATGCAACAGTACGAATCAACAGAAGCCTTTGTAGATTATTTCTACAAGCTTGATGGAGATGACTGGATCGCTGATAGCTATATCGGGGAGAAGTCTAACCTGCTTAATCGAGAACCTTATTACTGGGTTTGTGGATTAGACAGTGAGAACCTTGAGGTCTTGCTTGGGTTGATGGGTTGGGTGTGGGACAGCGTTGCTGAAAAATGGCTTACTCATTTCAAAGACGATGAGGAAAAGATGAAAGATTTTAACAATCTGACCAAAGAGGAATTTCTAAATTCTTATTCTTATCTAACTGACTGTGAGTATGAGTTAACTAAAAAAAGCATACAGACTAACTGATGAGACCTAGATGGTCGAAACTCCCAGCGATGGGAGTCTTAGTCAAATTAATATAGGAGAAAAATTATGGACTTATCAAAAAAAATTGACATCGTTGAAAAGCAGATCTTGGAAAAAGGATATGCCACAGTAGATCGTCTCGAAGAGATTGCAAATCACTGTAATGCAAATCAAGCCTTTGGCTGGGACGATTACTACTGGTTGATTCTAGATATGTTAAGCAAGGCTAGAGATAGAGAGCATGCTGCGATCTACAATAAAAAAATTAAGGACCTCACCGCCGAAGACCTTGCAGAGGTGATGTGGGACCTTGATGAGCTTTACTTTGATCTGATGGATCAATCTATCTCAAAGAAGCAAGCAGCCAACATGAAGCTGGGGACAGCGTTACAAAAGGTCCACGGCTAACAGACTAACTGATGAGACCTTTATGGTCGAAACGCCGTGAGGCGTCTTAGTCAAATTAAACATAGGAGAAAATTATGACAAAATCAGAACGTAACTTAGAAAAAATACATAACAATCTTTATGAAGATTTGTGGGATGTTACAGAGAAGGCAGAGCCTTTAGGTGTTCCCCACATCATTGTGCAGGGGTTGTTGTTCTTTATGGATATGGCAGCTAAATGTGCTCCAAATGAATTTGAGGCAAGAAGGCTTATCAAAGAAACAACTCAAGAAGTATTTAGAAAAATAGAGGAGGAGCAATCATGAGTGATGATTTCATTAAAACTGTAGGTGCTGTTTCATCTATGTTTAGTCTTATGTCTAACAGTGAAGACAAAGGTGTAGATCAAAGAGCTAGATTTTATAAAACTGTGCACGGTATTTCTTTTCCCCCCGATTGGGACCAGCTTTCAGTTGAGGAGAAAATTAAAAGAATTGATGCCTTGGACAAGCTTGCACTGGAGGTGTCGTAATGGATAATTATCTTGCGGTAGGAATAGCAGAGGGCTTTGAAGAGCCAGCTAACGAAGAGCAGGTCATAGAGGCATGGCAACACTTAGTTGACACTGGCTTGGCTTGGCAGCTTCAAGGTTGGTTCGGTAGAATCGCTGCTCAGTTAATTGAATCGGGTATTGTTAAACAGGGAGGTACAAATGGAAACAATAACTAACGTCGTGGTATGGAATGAAAACAAATCTCAGATTTTATCTAAAAAATATTTTGAGGGCAGCCTTATAATTAATTCAGATGATCATAAGATTAACAGCGATGACCATGTCACCGTGAATCGTTTACCTTCTGTATTTTTTGAAGATGTAACAAACTGGGAGTATGTCGATGAGAGCTAAAGAAGAGACCATCGAAGAGTATTTTAATCTCAGTGAAGAGAACGACCTTGGGAGTGCTGAGCACTCCGGAGGTTGGTCTAGTGAGCACAAAGACCCGCAGAAGATTTGGGGTCATGGAATGTGCTTTATTTACTACAACCGCAATACCAGCTTTAAATTCAAAAATGAGTTATGGCATAAACATACCAGCAGAATTATTAAGATCGGTGATATGGAGCTCATAAGCAACGATACACCCTTTAGCAATGCTGAGGTTAAAAAAGCCTTACATCAAAAGTGGTTTGCAAAACACAATGAAGAGATTAGGGTTGCAAATAACAATGCGGCAAAAAAACGTAGAGCCAAACAAAGAGAGGTGGCATAGCCGACGCACTTTTTGCACGTAGCACTTTTTTGAAAAACGTATTAAAAATTGTTAATGTAAACTTTAATTTAAATCAAAACTTTAGGAGGTATTATGATTTATAAAAAAAGCAACGACATCGTAGATGTCAAAATTATGGTAGAAGCAGTAAATATAGACGGCGAAAGTGTTTCATTTTTTACAGCAGATGAATGTTCTTTAGGACCATTGCATGCAGAGGTTCTTGAAAAGGTATCTGAACACCATGCTAAAGATGCAAATTTTTTTGCTGAGATTGCAGAGGTTGCCAAACAAAAAGCGGAGCGTCTAAGATGACTCAATATAAAGACGTCACCGATAAAGCCAAGCAGGAACTTGATCAAGAAAAAATAGATCAACTGATGGACCAATCGGTCAGACAGCTGTATTTACATGTCAACAAAAAAGATCCGGAACATAGCGATTTTTTTAAGGTTGATTACTTTAGTGGCAGATCAGAGACAGAGTTCTTTGATAGGCGAAAGAAACCAAAAACAGAAAACGGCGTTCCAGCACTTAGACGCTGGGACTTTGCTGAAAGGTTCTTAAGAAGATAGTCTCATGTATGATGTTCTAAGGAGGAAATAATTATGGAAACTTTTTATATAGTTTTATTTTTGTTTGTTCTTTGGAACATCGCAGCTTACTGGGCTGTCATGACTAGAGAAGAAATTCAAAATTTACTTGGGCTCAGCCCAAAGGTTGTTAAGCATGTTAAAAAAACAAGCAGAAAAAATAACAGAACTATCAATAAGAATCGTAGAACGAAATCCGGACCTAACACTAAGAGGGCTCCACGCAGAACTAAGTAGCCTTGGTTATGAGATTGAGCAAAAAACAGCCGCTCATCTTTACTACCATGCTAAAGATTCTGTAAGTCAATCGTTTTTCGATAAATAAAATAACTTTTTAAGCAAGCTGCATATTGTGGCTTGCTTTTTTTTTGTTATCCTAGAAGGTTCCTATGATATTAAAAGAAGCCATAACCGAAGTCGCAAGACATTTAAAAGAAGATGATAAGACAGATCATTCTTTTACAAGGCTTTTAGATAACCTTCCA